TGCAGTATGGAACTGATTATGGTCAGTTTTATGGTGGTGATAGAGATGATTATTATTAAAATAAAATAAAATGGATAATTTTGATTTAAGAAAATACTTAGCAGAAGGTAGACTATTTGAAAAAGTAGAAACAAAAAATTTTAATTTAGGTTCAGCTAAAATGGATATTGAAACTGATGAAGATGGTGCTATGGCTTATTTAAAAGGCAAATCAGGTAATTATGACGGTATTGTTGAAGATGGAAAAGTATCTTTTTCTGTTTCATATGATGATAGAGAAGATGATATTGATGATTTTTATAATGAAAATAATATTGAAGAATTTATAGGTAAAGATCATGCATTTATGGAATTATCTAAAAGATTTGATCATGATTGGGATATTGGACCTGATTATGTTGAAATAGAAATAAAATTATAATGAAAGAAAAAATTTGTAAAGCAATTTGTAAAATTACATTCAACAAAGTATGTCTTGGTTGGTGTGAAAGTAAATGCTGTAAGTAACATATAGACTGATTCATAGCCAGTCGATTTATTAAAAAAATTATAGGAGCTGTGGCCCAATATTTGGAGCTACAGCTTTTTTTTCGTATATTTATGGGTTTGTATTTATGAGAGAAGTTACATTTATTATAGGTTTACCCGGTTCAGGTAAAAGTACTTTAATAGAATATTATAAGACTCATCCTATTATTAATTATATAGTTTTTGATGATTGGATGCTAAAAACTGTTAATTCTTTTTCTAAAGATGATTTTAGAAGAGAAGTTAGGTATAAAGAATTAATACAAGCTATTACTGATAATAATCATGTAATAATTTCAGGAATTGGTTTTTGTAAATCTGAAGATTTAATTATAGCTGAAAAACATTTAAATTTAATGTTTCCTAATATTAAAATTAATAAAGTATATTTTGATAATAATCCTGAAAATTGTTGTTATAATGTAAAATATAGAGAAGAAAAAAAAGGGGGATATTGGACAGAACCTGATGAAAATGGAGATACAATGTTTTATGGTACTATTTTTAATGATTTACCATTGTATAGATTAGAAAGAGATACTATTAAAGAATTAACAAAAACATATTCCATTCCAGAGGAGTTTAATCCACTTCCTGTTTTAATAAAAAAAGATTAGGATATTATAAAAATATTTTGTATATTAATGTGTAAAACTTATATTAAATGAATGTAGTAATAATTGGTGCAGGTGTAGCAGGTGTTAATGCTGCTACTAAATTAGTTGATAATGATTTTAAAGGTAAAATCACTATTATAGATATGGGATTAGATCCATACTTAAGACCTTATGAAGAGGTAATGACTGGTTATTTAGGTGCAGGTGGTTGGTCTGATGGTAAATTAACTTATTCAACTCAAATTGGGGGACAATTATCTAAGTACGTAGGTGAAGAAAAAGCTATGGAGCTTATGAAGCAAGTAGTAGATAATTTTAGTAGATTTCACCCTCACCCAGAACAAATTATATTATCAAATCCAGAGGAAGAACCTGAATTTATTAAACCATACTTTGGTTTAAGATTATTTCCATGTTGGCACATTGGTACTGATTATTTACATGAAATAGGTAAAAGTTGGTATGATTATTTAGTAGGTAAAGGTGTAGAATTTATTTGGGAAACTAAAGTAACAGATATTGATTTTAAAGATCAAATAGTATCTATAGGAGCAGTAGATGAAGTGAAATATGATAAACTTATATTTGGTGTAGGTAAATCAGGTATTGATTTTACTTCTGAAATAATGAAAAAATATGATCTACCAACAGAAGAAAAACCAGTACAAATTGGTGTTCGTTTTGAAGCACCACAAAAACACTTCCAAAAATTAATTGATGTTGCCTATGATTTTAAGTTATATAGAAAATTTGAAGATAAAGGTGTATCATTAAGATCATTTTGTACAAACAATAATGCTGCTTATGTTGCTGTAGAAGAAACATATGGTGATCACAGTTACAATGGTCACGCTAAAAAAGATGAGTCATTTAGAAATGATATGACAAATTTTGGTATATTAATGGAAATTAGAGGTATAGATAAACCATTTAAATGGGCAAGAGAAGTAGTAAATAAATTACAAAAAGATGGTACAGGGTTATACTATAGCCCAAGTAGAGAACCATCACAAACTTCTGAGGGTATAGAAGTATCATCTGTTAAAGTTGATACAATGCATTATATAAGTAAAGCAATGCAACCATATTTTTGGTACATAGTTGATTTTATAGAGGATATGAAAAAGGTATTTCCAACACTTAAAGATGATTGGGGAATTTATGTACCTGAAGTTAAATATTTAGCTCCTGAGCCATTAGTAAATTATAAAGATCTAAGTTTAACAAAATATCCAAATGTACACTTTGTTGGTGATGCTTTATCAGCTAGAGGTATTTCTGTATCAGGTGCACATGGTACTCTAGTTGCTGAAAAAATATTGGATAATTAAAAATAATTTCGTATATTATAAATAAACAATTATTATGACAGATAAAACACCATTTCCACAAAGTAGAAAATTAAAAAAAGCAGATGGAACCATAGCATATGTTTGGGACGGTAAGCTTCATAATTGGGAAGGATATGCTTTAATTCCTGAAGGTAATGAAAGAAAAGGAGAATATCATTTATATGGTATTAAACATTCAAAAGAAGAATGGAATGATGCTAGAAAACAAAGAGAAGGATTACCTTATTATAAAAATCAATCAATGAAAACTCACCTTTCAGATTATAGAAACTAAAATATGAAAATAGGATTATGTGGTACAATGAGTGTAGGTAAAACTACATTAGTTAAAGCGTTAAAAGAATTAAATGAATTTAAGGATTATAATTTTGCTACTGAACGTAGTAAATATTTAAATGATTTAGGTATTCCATTAAATACAGATTCTACATTAAAAGGTCAAACTATATTTTTAGCTGAACGTTGTGCTGAATTAATGAATAATAACATTATTACAGATAGAACAATAATTGATGTTATGGCATTTACTATGAATGCAAAATCTATTTCACATTATGATAAAGAAATTTTTGAAAATTATGCTAAGGAGTTTATTAGGGAATATGATTATATTTTTTATGTTTCTCCTTATGGTATTCCTGTTGAAGATAATGGGGTAAGAGAAACAGATGAACACTATAGAGACTTAATTGATTTTACTATTACTACACTTATTAAGAGATATAGCCATATGGCTAATAAAATAGAAAAAATCTCAGGTTCTACAGATGAACGTATAGAGCAAATATTAAAGTTTACAAATCTTTAATATATTTATAATAAAACCCTTATTATAATGAAAAAATCTGATTTAAAAAATTATATCAAAGAAAATATTATCTCTTTTTTATCTGAAGCAACTGAAGAAGAAGTTAAAGCTCAACAGGAATTAAATAAAGAATTAGAAAAAACTATAGACTTAAAAAAAGATGCTGGTATAGAAGAAGCTGAAAGAGCAGCTGATAGATATAATGTGAATGTATTTGGTTATCAAACACGATATTATAGAGTATGCCCAGCTGCTAAAGCATTTATGGATAAAGTAGTTGCTGGTGGTTATGGTGATATGTCTGATAGAAAAAATGAAGTTATAAGAATGGCTAAATTAAATGATCTTTTATTTAAAATGGAATTAAGAGCCGTTAAAGATGCCGATTATGCTAAAAAAATTGTTACTTCAGGTGAAGTAGAATATATAGCTGATACTATTAGAGATATGGCTGAAAATTTAGGTATTCCTGAAGCCGATGTAAAGTATGTAGACAACCATGTTGAAATAATATTTGATGCCCAAAGTGGGATTAAAGAAAACATGAATGAAGAAGACGAAAAAGAACCATCTAAAGATGAAATTTCTAAAAATAAAGGATTAGCTAAAACAGCTGAGGAATTAGCTAAAATCCAATCAGATATGAGAACATTAGCTAGAGATTATTCTAAGGCTAAGGGAATGGAAAAAGAAATTTTATTAGATAAATTAAAGGCTAAAACCAAATTAAAAAAGGAATTAGAAAATATTCTAGATAAAAAAATATAATGGGGTATAAGGAAAGGGTTATTTACATATTAAAAATTATAGTTCTTATTTGTATTATAGTTTGGTTACTTTATTCAGATAGAGAAAGATATGTTGAAGAATATAATGCTAAAATTGATGCATTAGAACAAAAAGTCGATTCGTTACATAGTGAAAATGACGAATTGACTTTTAAAATAGATACATTAAATAACCAATTAAATAGTTTAGATAAAGAACTTGATTTTAAAAATCAAAAAATAAATAATTTAAAGTATGAAATTAATACTAAAATTAGTGCCGTTGATGATTTTAATGATGATGAGCTTGAAAAGTTTTTCACAGAACGATACCGTGCCATCTTCGATTCAATTAAAAAAACCAATAGCAAAATTAGTAATTAAAGATCTAATTTCTGGAGACGGAGCTAAAGAAGAGTTATTATTAAATATTGATAAAGTAAAGTTATTAGAAGATAAAATAATTTTAAAAGATAGTGTTATATTTAATTTAAAGGATCAAATTAGCAATTTTAATTCTATATTAAACACAAAATCAGATCAACTTACCCTCTCAAAAAAATTATCCGAAAGATTAGAATCCGATTTAAAAAAACAACAATTAAAAACTAAATTAATGGGGGGTGCTGGCATAGTAGCTGTCGCTGTTACCATTTTTCTACTTAAATAATGTCGGAAATAAAAAAAGTAATAAGATCTGAGTATCTAAAATGTGCTAAGGACCCAGTACATTTTATGAAAAAATACTGTTACATTCAACATCCTCAAAGAGGTAGAATACAATTTAATTTATACCCATTCCAGGAAAAAGTACTTAAATTATTTAGGGATAATCCCTATTCCATAGTTTTAAAATCAAGACAGTTAGGATTATCTACATTATCCGCTGGGTATTCTTTATGGATGATGTTATTTGCTAAGGATAAAAATATACTTTGTATTGCTACAAAACAGGAAACTGCTAAAAACATGGTTACAAAGGTAAAATTTATGTATGAAAATTTACCTTCTTGGCTTAAAGTAGATGCAGCCGAAAATAATAAATTAAATTTACGCCTTATAAATGGTTCCCAAATTAAAGCAACATCTGCAAGTAGTGATGCTGGTAGATCAGAAGCAGTATCTTTACTATTAATTGATGAGGCAGCTTTTATTGAAAATATAGGTGAAATTTGGGCTTCAGCTCAACAAACATTAGCAACTGGAGGTGGTTGTATAGCATTAAGTACTCCTTATGGTACTGGAAATTGGTTTCACCAAACATGGACTAGAGCAGAAGCTTCAGAAAATGATTTTTTACCAATAAAATTACCTTGGTATGTACATCCTGAAAGAGATGACGCTTGGAGAAAAAGACAAGATGAATTATTAGGTGATCCTAGAATGGCAGCTCAAGAATGTGATTGTGATTTTTCAACATCCGGTGACATTGTGTTTTATCCTGAGTATATTGAATACTATGAAAAAACATTTATAAAGGATCCATTGGAAAGAAGAGGAGTTGATCAAAATTTATGGGTTTGGGAATCCCCAGACTATACTAGAAATTATATGGTTGTAGCTGATGTTGCTAGAGGTGATGGTAAAGATTATTCTGCATGTCATGTTATTGATATTGAAAGTAATGTACAAGTTGCAGAATATAAAGGTCAAATTGGAACTAAAGAATATGGACATTTACTAGTTGGTTTAGCTACAGAATATAATGAAGCATTACTAGTTGTTGAAAATGCTAATATTGGATGGGCAACTATTCAAGTTTGTATAGATAGAGCCTATCCTAATTTATATTATTCTCATAAAACTGAAAGTCCTAATGCCAATTCTTATTTTGAAAAATATATGGATACTAGTAGAATGGTTCCTGGTTTTACTATGTCTTCAAGAACTAGACCTATGGTAGTAGGTAAATTTCAGGAATATTTAAGTGATAAAGGTGTTACATTTCAATCTAAACGTTTATTAGAAGAAATGAGAACTTTTATTTGGAGAAATGGAAGACCCGAAGCTCAAGGAGGATATAATGATGATTTAGTTATGGCTTTTGGTATAGCAATGTATATAAGAGATACGGCTTTAAAATTTAGACAAAGAGGGATTGATATTACTAAAAAATCATTAAGTAATATGTCCGTTAATAGATCACCATATCAATTAGGATATGGAAGTAAACAAATAAATAAAAATCCTTACGAACAAAAATTTGGGAATGATAAAGAAGACATTAGATGGCTCTTCTAAATCATATTTATAATAATAACAATATATTATGGCTGATAAAAGCATATTTTCAAGATTAAAAAGATTATTTTCTACTGATGTAATAATAAGAAATGTAGGTGGTAATCAAGTAAAAGTAATAGATAGTGGTAAAATACAAGCTACAGGAGAAATCGAAACTAATTCATTATTAGATAGATATAATAGAATTTATTCTACAAGCCCTTCTTCTTTATATGGAGCTCAATTTAACATTAATTATCAATATTTAAGACCCCAATTATATTCTGAATATGATTTAATGGATCAGGATGCTATTATAGCTTCCGCATTAGATATTTTATCAGATGAATCTACATTAAAAAATGATATGGGAGAAGTACTTCAAATTAGAAGTGCTAATGAAGACATTCAAAAAATATTATATAATTTATTTTATGATGTATTAAATATTGAATTTAATCTTTGGATGTGGATTAGACAAATGTGTAAGTATGGTGATTTTTTCTTAAAATTAGAAATAGCAGAAAAATATGGTGTATATAATGTTATACCATATACAGCTTATCATATTGAAAGACAAGAGGCTTTTAACCCAGATAATCCAGCTGAAATAAGATATAGATATGCACCTGATGGTATGGATAATATAAGTTCAGGTATGTATCCTGTTCCTGGTGCAGGAGCAAATTTAGAAAATGAACCTGGTATTTTCTTTGATAATTATGAAATGGCTCATTTCAGACTAATTTCAGATGTTAATTATCTTCCTTATGGTAGATCTTATATTGAACCAGCTCGTAAACTGTATAAACAATATGTTTTAATGGAAGATGCAATGTTGATACATAGAATTGCACGTGCACCTGAAAAAAGAATATTTTATATGAATATTGGTTCTATACCTCCTAATGAAGTAGAAACATTTATGCAAAAAACTATTTCACAGTTAAAAAGAACTCCATTCCAAGATAATAGAACTGGTGAATATAATTTAAAGTATAATATGCAAAACATGTTAGAAGATTTTTATATTCCAATTAGAGGTAATGATGCAACTACAAAAATAGAAACAACACCAGGTTTACAATATGATGGTATTCAGGACGTTGAATATTTAAGAGGTAAACTATTTGCTGCACTTAAAATACCAAAAGCATTTTTAGGCTATGAAGAAGGTATAGAAGGAAAAGCTACATTAGCTCAACAGGATATTAGATTTGCTCGTACAATTGAAAGAATACAAAGAATTGTACTATCAGAATTAAATAAAATTGCGTTAGTTCATTTATATACTCAAGGGTATACTGATGAAACATTAACTAATTTTACCCTAAATATGGCAGCACCTTCTATTATTCTAGAACAAGAAAAAATAGAATTACTTAAATCTAAAACAGAATTATCACAGCAATTATTGGAACAAGGTTTAGTTCCATCAGATTGGATCTATGATAATGTATATCATTTTAGTGAAGATCAATATGATGAATATAGAGATTTATCTAGAGAAGATGCTAAACGTAAGTTTAGATTGGCTCAGATTGAAGCAGAAGGTAATGATCCAGTACAAACGGGTAAATCTTATGGTACACCTCATGATTTAGCTTCACTATATGGTAAGGGAAGGATGTATACTAATCCAGGTGATGTACCAAAACCTGATGAATATGCAGCGGATGATCCTAAACTTGGTCGCCCAGTTGTTTCTAATACTAAAAGAAATAAACAAGATAGTAATTTTGGTAAAGATAGATTAGGAGTTAAGCGTATGAAGGATAAGGATAAAAATGATTCTAATGACATCAAAAATAATTTTAAAGGAGGTCCCTTAGCTTTTGAATCAGCTAAAACAACTTATTTAAAGAATTTGGATATGTTTAAATCATTAAATAAAAAGAAATTAATATTTGAAGAAGATAAGGATGATACTTCACTATTAGATGAAAAACAATTAAAGAAGTAAAATTTTTTCAATATTTATAAATAAATATATTTTTTGATGAAAATAAAACATTCAAAGTACAAAAACACAGGTATATTATTTGAGTTGTTAGTACGACAAATTACAGCTGATACATTAAAAGGCAGTAATTCACCAGCTATTGATATATTAAAAGAATATTTTGTTAAGACTAGTTTAGGTAAAGAATATAAACTTTATGAATCTATTTTAAAGTCTAAAGTACTTACTGAAGGTAGGGCTACTTTAGTAATTGATACATTACTTGAAGCATCTACTAAATTTAATAGAAAGTCCTTAAAAAAACAAAAATATAACTTAATTAATGAAATCAAAAAACATTACAATTTAGAATCTTTTTTTGGTTCAAAAATATCAAATTATAAAGAATTAGCAGCATTATATACTTTAATTGAGGCTATTAATTCAAAAAGTATTTCTAATCCCAAACAATTAGTTAGTAATAAAATAACTTTATTAGAACATTTAACTAAGCAGGAAATAAAAGAGGACTCAAAAACAACAGTTATTCAGGAATTTTCTAAGTATGATAAAGACGTTAGGACACTAACATATAAAGTACTATTAGAAAAATTTAATGAAAAATATGATCAACTTACTAATGATCAAAAACAGGTACTTAAAGAATATATTAACTCTGTTGATTCTACCCCAGATTTAAGAAATTTTTATAATGTAAAAATTAATGAGTTAAAAACAATCCTAAAAAAAGAAAATAAAAATATAAAAGATAAAGCTACTCAAATTAAAATTAGTGAAGTAGCTAAATATTTAACTGAATTAAAAAAGACAGATAAAGTCGGAGATAATAATTTAGTTGATTTGTTACGTTTTTACCAATTAGTAAATGAAATACAAGTAGCAAATGGCGTACAAGTATAAACTTAATGAAATGTCTAAAACTGCTTCCGCAGATGAGGCAGAAAAAGAATTAGGAATACCTAAAAGAAAATTTGAGGTAGGACAAGTTACTGTTAGTAAAGATGGCAGAACAAAATTTACTGTTACTGATATAGATGATGTAACAGGAAGAGTTTCTTGGAAAGTAGAAACTTTGCCTGGTATTGAAAAATTATTTAGCGATGTAGATACAGCTTATAACTCATCTAAAGTAACAGCTAAAAAATTAAAAGAAGACCCAAAATTTGAAGAGGCATTTCAACAATTAAAACAAATAAGAAATAGCATTAGAACTCATGTTCGTAATGAATACCCAGATGAATTCCAAAGATTAAGATTAAAAGGCGTATTAGAAGGTGAAGTAGAGGAAATATCTACATCAGGAGCAGCTGGTGCTTATAATACACCTTATGCATTTGTTAGAAAACCTTTAAAACCTAAAGATAAAAAGAAAAAGAAAAAATCTAAATATAGAATGAAAATGCCATCTGGTATGGTAAGTTCTTTAGGTTATACAATGACTGAAAAAATAGATTATGATGAAGCTTTAACATTAAGAGGAATGTTAGCTGATTATGAAAAAGAAAGACAACAAATATTCAGAGATATGGAAAATGATCCTTCTATTGAACCAGAAGGAGGTCCTGTAGCTGATGATTATGGTGATAGATTAAATAAACTTGAGGATAAAATTTATAAAGTTAGAAAACAACTTTATGATTATGATGTGAATGAATCTAAAGAAATTTCTAACCAAAAACGTTATTTTGATTATTTAAATATGTTAAGAGACTCAGGTTTAACTAATATGTTTGGTGCTGCTCCTTATTTACAAAATGAATTT